TAAATCTATAAATGCTGCGTCGTTTGGGCTTTGTTCTATTGGTTGGCTTACAAAAAGTAGGCCGTAGACCATACCTACGACAATGACGCTAAAAACTAAACCTAACAATATGCCTACGGTAACAATTAAGCGCGCGTGTAGTTCGTCTGGGCTGTATCGGTAGCGTTTCACGGCGTTATCCCACAACGGTCAGGCACGTTGCAATTATCTAGCGTCATATTTTTAACTTTTGACTTAACCGTTAGCGTGTTGTCGCGTGTGGTTTCGCAAGCAGTCAACATAAGTATTAACGCAAACAACCTGTATCGCATTGCATTATTGCTCGTCGTCGTCAGGTTCAATCGGTTCAGGTTGTGGCGGCGAAATAAATGTTTGTGTTGCAAAATCGTATGTGTCGCCAATCGCAGCAAACTTTGTTGTGCCGTCATCAAATGTTTGCACCCACTCGCCGCCAAATGTTTCGGTACACCATGCAACGCCATCTTCGATTGTGTCCGATACAACAATGACTTGCTGTACTGTGTCGTCAATTAAGTGTGCGTAATATGTCATAGTTAAAATGTAATCGTGCCTGACGCGGTAAACGAGTAAACCTTATAGCCACCTGCCGTTGTAACGGTTGGTGAACCCGTTGTGGTTGCTGTCGCTACCGTGTCCGCTGTTCTAATAATTACTATGCCGTCTGAACCGTTACCGCCATTTGTCGCAATGGCATTACCGCCGCCGCCGCCGCCGCCGCTACCGCGACTAGCCGTAGCATTTCCACCGGCAGCACTTGTCCCGCCAGCACCGCCAACGCCTGATGAACCGCCAGCACCACCGCTACCCGTAAAGCCACCACCTCCGCCGCCCGCCGCGTAAGTTACCGACGCACCGCTAATGCTCGACGCTGTGCCATTACCGCCCGCGCCACCATCTAAAGCCGCACCATTACTGCCAGCGGAATTATTGCCGCCGCCACCGCCGCCACCGTTAACGCCTACGGTAGTACCACCGTCTTTACCTTGACCAATAAGCCCGCTACCGGGAAATGCCGAACCTGTGTTTGCTTGACCGCCACCACCACTCGCACCCGAATTGCCTAAACCTGACCCGCTTGACGCACCGCCACCACCACCATAAGCGGTAGCAATATAAAACAAACTGTCAGAACCTTGTCCACCATCTGAACCCGTAACAGTTGCACCGTTACCTTTAGCGCCGACAGTCACCGTTAGCGAAACACCTTTAGGCACACTTACTGCCGTGCCAGTAATTAAACCGCCAGCACCGCCACCGCCGCTACCGCCTGCGCCTGAAATTTTGTGACCGCCACCAGCACCACCACCCACAATTAAATAATCTAACGAAACACTTGCAGCACCACCTAAGTTAAAAAAAGTAAAAGTAGACGCCGACAAAGCAAGTAAATAGCCGCCCCCATATTGCGCCAAAGTTAAACTACCTGAAGTGTTTACACTTACGCCAGCGCCAGCCGTAACAACGGTCGACCCTGCGCCTTTGTTAGAAATTTGGATAACGTCGCCCGTTACAAAAACATTATTATTAACCGTAATAGTTGTGCTACCTGCATTGTTCATAATGACCCGCTTGTAACGGTCATTGTTAACTAGAACGTAGTTTGCTGTTACGTCGTTAATAGGCAAATTTTGCCCGTCGTTTAATTGTGCTGCAGTTAATACAGCCCCAGAAACATAAGGATAAGGCGTAGCCATAGTTTGCAGTCTATCCTAAGACGTTTAACGCGTCTAGTATCCCGTATATGCTGTCCGATAAAATCAGCTCGTAAACAATGGTTGTAGGCGCAGTAAAAAACGTAACACTATGGCCCGTGCCTAAATCTAAAGCTATTTCGATACCTTCTACGCTTAACTCTTGCCCTAGTTGCGTCGTGCTGTTACCGCTTACGAAAGTTTTTTCTATGGTTATTGTGTCGCCTATATCGACTACGGCTAGCGCGTCCCGCTGGGCTGTAGTCAACATATTAAACGACGTGCCAACAGACGTATAGCGGGCTTCGGGTTCGCCTTCTAACAAATAGTCGGCCAGGTTAGCGGCTGCCGTGTCATTGTGTAAAAGGCTGTTAGTAATGCTTGTAGTTTGTATAAAATATTTGGTTTGGCTGGCTAAATCCTCTGCTGTTTGCGGGTTATTGCTACCTAAAATTTGTACTACTGCACGGTTTATAACCTGGTCAGCTTCAAACGTTATACCTAAAGCATTGTATTTAATGTTTGTGCCGTCATCGTGAAAGTCAGCTACTGAAGCGCTAAGCGTGTTACCTATGCGCGGCTGAAATGTTAGGTTACCGTCGCGCGACATAAATAAGCGGCCCTGTTCGGCGTCGTTAATTTGACTGCAATACGAAAGCGCGTTAGTCCCCTGCGCTACCGTAAAGGCAGCCGCGCCGCCTAAAGTTTGTGTACCAGTCGAAATGTCCCTAGCCAACGCTGGGAAATTAACCTCTGGTAAATCTAAAACGGCTTCTAAACGGACGTTTGTTAATTCTTCGCTTACGTTGTATTCGTCTAAAAATGTTTGGCTTAACAAATAGAAATCGTCAGCGCAAAAAACGGTAACTGTATCTATACCGCCTAACGCAAAATTATAATTATAATTTATAACATAACCTCTAAAAAGATATTCGGCTGCGTTAGTGCTGTCGTAGCGCACTAACTCGACTTTACGCATAGGCGCTAAACCTGGCTGCGCTAAAGCCGTGTCAAAATATGGCGAATTTTCGTCAAACGGGTTAAATATGCCGCTGGTATCGCTAAGCGTAAAAGACATAGTGCCAGCGCCGAACTGGTCGCCAATATCCTCGCGGCCACGCTTAACCCGCACATTTATGCAACCGTCTAAAACTGGTGCAAATTCAGTAGTACCGTCTAAGACATAATCGTTATCGTTTAATAAACCGCGTAACGGGTCGTCTAAAGTAAACGCGTCAATTAAAAAACCCGTGTCTATAAACAGTTCGTAATTACCCGAACCAACTACCGCTACGCCAGCCATTACGCGATTTGCAACTGCAACGGGCCGCTAAGACGGTTATAGGCCCGCAAAGCGTCGTTAATAGCTTCGCCTACTTCGCCTTTAGTAGCCAGCTGGCTATTTACGTTTATGGTTACGTTGCCTGAAGGCTGGCCCTTGTCTGTTGGTGCGCCTACAGGTATAACGCTAGGCATAGTCGGCGCTGTCATTGTAGGCGTCGTGCTAATCGCGTTATTAAAGCCGGTACTAATGCCTTTAATGTCAGCCAGGTTTATACCTTTTTTACCTAATCGGGCTTGCGCTACAGCCATAGCCGCTTCGACGCCCGCTAAGTATTGTTGGGCGTTAGATACGCCAGCACCATAAAAATGGCTAGCGGACATATTGCCTATAGCTTCGGCTATTGCGTTTGTTTCAGCTACAAGTTTGTTAGCGCGTAAAACGTTTTCACTCGATTTTAAAAGCTCTTTGGCGATAGCTGCGCCGGAATCTATACCCGCGTCGATTACTTGCTGTAAAGCTGCACTACCCAAACCCGCTGCTAACAGCTGTTCTACAAGACTTGCAAACTCTTTAGCTTTATCGGCTTGTTTTTGTAACGCACTAAAAAACGTTAAACCTGCGTCCTCGCCGCCTTCCTCAAACGCTGCGCCAAAATCTAAAGCGCCTTTAATTACGTCGCTAACTGACTTGTAAAAATCATTAAACGCGTCTTGGGCTTTTTTAAGTCTGTCTTTAGCTGCGTCTAGCGCGTCGCCCATTTCTTTTTCTAAAGCTTTAGCGGCGTCTTTTACTGCCTGGCTTACTTTCTTTGCTGCGCCGCTTAAAGTTTTTTCGTCGTCGTCGTCGCCTGCCAGTTCGCTAGCAGTTTTTTTAGCTTTGTTACCAAAACTGTCTAACCGTTTTTCGGCGTCTAAAATTGTTTGGTTTTGGCTTAAAACTGCGCCTTGTAAAACGCTTACCTTGTAGGCGAAACTGTCGAAGCTTTTTTCTAGTGCGCCTATGTCTATGAAATCGTCAAAGACTTTAGACATAGTTTTTATAGCGTCTAACGGGTTACCAGTTAAAAACTGGAATTGCGCTATAAGTACTTGAACTGATTTATAAACAACGTTTGCCATTTTTGCGGCGTTAACAGCAATAAATTTAAACGCTTTTACTAAACCTTCGCCGGCGCTACCAGTTTCGGCTACAGCTTGTTGAAGGCCTTTGCCTAAACCCTGTTCGCCAAACGCTGTTATAACCCTGTCGACGGCTGGCAGTACTTCGTCGTTTAAAAACTTTACTAACGTAGAAAAAACGGGTAACAGCAATTCGCCTATTTTGGTTTTAACGTTCTCAAATTGTGCGCTTAAAATACGTTGCTGGTTAGCTAGGCCGTCTGAAGTTCGCTCGAAGTCGCCTTGCGCGTCGCCTGTTTGTTCGTAGATTACTTTTTGTGCAGCTAAAATCTTTTGCTGCGCTGTCAATGCACCGCTACCGCTATATATGCCTAGTTCTAATGCAGCGCTTTTTAGTGTTGCGTCGTTAAGCAAAACGCCAAAACGCCTTAACGGTTCAGCTTCACCACGTAACGCAGCCCCAATAGCGTTAATGGCTTCGTCTGGCGTCGTGTTATTAAAACTGGCTAAGTCGGCAGACAGCGTAATAAAATCGGTTGTAAACGTCGCTAATTGGTCGCCTGCTAAACCAGCCGCTTTACCAAACGTGCCAAACGTGCCAGCAGCCGCTAAAACCTGGTTTTGACTTTGCCCAATTTCACGCGCAGCAGTTTTAGCAAAATCGGTTACAGCTTTACCAGCATCGCCAAAAATTACTTTTATTTTGCTTGTGTTTTCTTGTAAATCGCTAGCCGCTTGAATAGCTGGCATTAAACCTTTAGTAAATACAAGCACCGAACCAGCAGCCGCTATAAGGCCTGGCACTACCGAAGCTTTAAGTATGTCGCCTAACTTGCCAGCTGGCCCGCCAATACCTTTTAACGCTTGCTGCGCTTTGTTTAAACCTGTATCGTCAAACGTCGAAGTAATCGGTATGTTAATTGCCATAGCGAACCTTCAACTTTTTATTTAGGGTTTTGGCTACTTCGTCGACAATTCGTTTAACTGCAAATTGCACCGTTTCCCTATGTTGCTGTACTGCTGGGTCTATGGCGCGTGGCTGGCTACCAACTTCAACATTTAAATTATTAACGAAATTAGTGTTTTTGGTTTTAATGCCTGCGTGGTCATATATTGCGCCTGCCGCGTCTAACTGTTGGGCGACCATAAGTTGATAGGGCCTAGCCTTAAAAGTTACGCTATGGCTTTCACGCGGGTTATTCTCAGCGTCAAATTTGTCTTTAAATTGAACCGTGCCGCCTTTGCTGGCCCGTCTACCTACTTTAATTTTTAGACCAGCTTTAGCCGTTTTGTTAGTCCAATAAACCTCGCGGCCTTTAATAAGTTTGCCGCGCACCATACCCGATAAAGGCGGGACGTCGCCTATTAGCTGGCGGGCTGTAGCAATAATTGGCGCACCAGCGCCTTTAATATCTTTAGTTACTTGCCGTCTATAAACCTTGTCGTATTTGTTTAGTTCGGCCAAAGTTTCTTTTATGCCGTCAATTTGTAAAACCAGTTTTGGGTTAGACATAAGTTTTATTCTGTTTGTTTAAAATTTCTACGACCGTATACAAATCGGAAATACCAAACTCGATATGGCTAGGCCAGTAATGGCAAGTTACTAACACTTCAGCCATAAGATAACTTACTGTGCCTGGTCTGCTTTTAAATCGGCGGCCTGGTCTACTACTTCGATATTTACAAGGCTGTTAATAAAAGCGTCTAACGAACTAGGGACGGTTATTCCGTTTAGTCGGCTGGCTTCGTAGCACATATAAGCCAAATCTTCCACGCCTATGCCGTTAGCTATGTCTGAAGCTTTGCGCCTGTATTTTCTTTCCCATAGAACTATGGTCATTAAATTAGTTTGCACTTCGTAGCTGTTGCCGTCTTTAAATACGGCTTTTAGTGTTAATTGCATATTTGCCTTTCGTAGGGCAGCGCCTTATTAGCGTTGCTTGTTTTTTTAGTTCTCAGCGGCCAAAGCCGCGCCATTATGAAACGGCTTTAGTTAGTGTGCCGCCAGTAAACGTAAGCGTAATAGTCGACAGTTCGCCAAGACTTGCGTTAATTGGCGTGTGGCTTTCCAAGTATGCGCCGGTAAGCGTATATTTTGGCGCAGTAGCGCTAGGCGTTGCAAGACCTGCAGCAGTTGGCGAAACCGTAATAGTTGTTTGAATACCGACAAGCCCATAAATAGTTGCTTCGGTTTCTGACGCTGCGTAGCTTTGATAAAGCGTTACCTCAAAGCTGTTGTTTTGAAGCGAAGTTACAGCAGAACCGCCAAACTTGCGGGCCGTGTCGCCAAACGCTGTAGTTTCAAGCTGTTCGTAATTGTATGTTAAAACTGCGCTGGTCGCCTGGTCTGTTAGGTCGACTGCGTTAATGGTAAGCGCTGGGTTTGAAAGATAAACGGTAGTTGCCATATTTGGTTAGTCCTTGTCTGTATCTGTATCTTTAGTTTTACCAGATTTTTTAGCGCTTTGCGTGGATAGGTGGCCGCCTTCTACAAGCGCTTCAATGTCTACGCCTTCTAAATCTTTGTCAGTAACAGTATCGCCGCGTTTAAAACCTGCGAACCTGTCCGAAGTAACCATATAGTTAGTCATTTGTTTATCCTTACGCTGTCTGGGCTTGCATTGTTATAGTCAAATCATACGCTGGGTAAGCCACGCCGCCTACTAAAGCTTCTGTAGGCCTACCGTCCGTTACGCCTACATTAGCACCTAGCACCAGCGAAGCAAGGTTAAGTAAGCTGCGTTGCGCGTCTAGGTTGCCTGGCCCTAAAGTTATTACCCGTACTGGAAACGACATTTTTACTATGTTGGCGTTAAACGCTTCGAAACTTGGCGCGTCAATAAAAGCGCAAGGCGGGACAAGGTTTCGCGGGTCGTTTACGACTTGTAAGCCTGTAACGGCTGTAAGTGTCGTAGTTAAATTTGTTAGCGACGTATTAAATAGGTCGGTAAAGTTTTGGGGCATTACGCAACCGCTGGCCTATCGACGCCTAACAGCTGTTTAATCATTGGCGACAAACCAAAACTATTAGCTGTACCTAAACCGTCAAACGACGCAAAATCTTGTACGCCGCCGCGCTGACGATACAACGCCCCGCCATACATAATCGTCCCTAAACTAACCGCCCCATTTGGCACGGTAGTTAAATTTTCGTTTTTGTAACCGGCTTCACGCCTTCTGGCATAACAAAAATTGTTTGCAGCTGCCGCGCATTGTGTTAAAAATGCTGTATCGGCTGCCGTCGCTGTACCAATACCTAACCAGTCCTCTATTTGGCCAGCAGTTATCCACGTGCAAACAGGCGACGTAGTTAATGTGCCTGTCGCTGCAACTATGTTTACGTTGTCTGCCGTTTTTGCGTATAGAACTTGGTTAGCTATCGGCTGTTCTATGTCGTATAAAAAAAAGCCTTCGATATCTACGCCAGTAAAATAATATTGAGGTAACGCGGCAACGGTATAAGTACCGTTAAAAGTTGCGTCGACGCCAGCGATAGTTACGCTTTGCCCTACTTCTAACGGGTCGGCGTTAGTAACAAGTACAACTACTGCGTAATTATCTGTTAAATATTTTTGTTTGACAGAATAGACCGCCATAGCTGGCCTTCTCTCTAGTCGTTAAGACTTAAGCAATTTAACAAATTTAGTAGCGTCTGCCATAAAGCCCGCTGCGTAGCCCCTGAAAGCTATAGTGCGGCCCATTGTGGCAGGTACTTCTACTGAAATTGCGCCTTTTTGCTGTTCGTAGAATTCGAAGCCTGCAGCTGCGCCAGCCGCGTGCGCTACAACGCCTGACAATTCGCCTGAACCTGTGCCGCCAGCCATATTTTTATCTACTACAAGTACAAGGCCTAGCGGATTTCCGTTCCAAGTATTTACGGCAGCTGCGCCCATTGTGTTTTGACCGATTAAATTTGGTGCGCCTGTGTACGGGAAAACTGGACGGCCTGTATTGTCCGTAAGCATACCAAGTTTGGCCCAAGTTACAGGGGCTACAAAATAATGCGTAGGTAGATAATTTGAACCGTTGCTAATTTGATATGCAGCACCATAAAGCGCTTCTATCCAGTCTGCAGGGTCAGCCAAACTAGTAATGGTTTCACTTTGTGTCGTGCCGCTAACCATTAAATCTACAGCGTAATTATCTGTAGCTTGACCGTAAGCAATAGCTAATTGGTTTAAAATAATGTCAATGCTGGCAGGGTCTGACCAGTCTAAATCTTGTTCGCTGACGGTTACATACGTGCCAAAACTTAGTTTAGAAATGTCATTGTTTGAAACTACGACAGTTGAAGCGTTAAGCGCGTCAAACTGTGCGCTTTGCTGTGTTACGACTGGGCGCGTCGTAATTTTTGGGCGTCGAAACGTTGCACCCGCTGTAGGCATAGCACGAGTACCGATAGCGCTAACAAATGGTCTGATTGGGTTAAGCGAATCGTAGACGCTGCCAACGATAATTTCGGGCAAAATGCCTGGCGTCGATTCAGTATTTACGTATGGTGCGACGCCTGGCGCAGCTTCAATTCGTGCCGCGTTAATGTTTGCGTTGAGTTGTGCAAAATCTGAACCGCCGCGCACAAAGCTGGCGACATATTCGGACGGACTAGGCAAACGAAGTTTTTTAGGTTGCGCGTAAACAGTGTGTACGGCTGCCGCTTCGATTACTTGTGGGGTTTCTACTGGGTTTGTCATTTCTGTTACCTCTTGTTCTGGGTCTTGTTTACTATTTAACTCTACTTCTGGTTCTGTTTGGTGGATGCTCGCCGCCACCCGTTCAACTTTAGCGGCTTCGAAAGCGCCGTAAGGTAAAAGGCTTAACTCTTGCCAGTCGGCTTTTGTAATAATCATTGTGCCGGCTTCGTCAAAGCTAAATTCGATTGGCAAAATACCTACCGAAACGCTATCTAAAACGCCGTCTTTTGCTAGTTGTAAAGCTTCGTCGCCTGCGCGGGTTTCGCTTATGCGGGCTTCAAAAAGTACCGTATCGCCTACCTGTTCGCGGCTTTCCACAATGCCTATAGGCATAGAACTATCGTGATAAAGATACATTTTTGGTTTCTTGCCTTCTAACGGCAAAGCACCATTAGCAAACTTAACTTTTTGACCGTCCGAAACTACCGCTTCGACGTCGTACTGAACCGCTACGCCCGCCAACGTTCTACGGGGCATTTTCTCGCCAGCGGGCGCAGCGTCTAAATTTAAATCTTGCGGCACTAATCTAATCATCTATTTCTACCGTTTCTACTTCTTTGGCTTCGTCTGGTTTCATTTTTTCTTGCTGTTCTAAATAGCTTTCAATGTCGAAGCGTACTACCGTCCCGCGTGGGAGTACGTTATTTGCGCTTAACGTTTCTTGTATGCAGTCAATATAAGGTTTGACGCCAAACGTATATAAATCGCGCGAAGCTTCAGCGCTTGAAACGTAACTGTAATTGCCAATACTGACCGAAACTAAATAGGCGGGGACGTTCGCTATACGTGCAATTTCTTTAGCCTGGTATTCTGCCGCGTCGATTAAAAGCATTTTGTCGGGCGTTGCCATATTTGGTATTACTTCTACAAATTCATTTACTGCGCTTGTGGCTGAAGCAAAACGCGCTTCGTCGTAGGCTTGCGCTAAATCGCGTAATTCTTGCGGGGACATTGGTTCGCCGCCAGTTTGACGAAGTGTTACGGCTGGCTGCAAACTTGAAGCGTTACGGTTACGGGCTTGTTCAAGTTTTAGCGCTGTATCGACTGAAGTAGCGCCGGTATAAATTAGGCCTTGTATTGGGCTTAAAAATTGTATTAAGTCCTCGTAGCGAATTGGTAGGCCTTGAAATAAAACTTGTTTAGACGGGCCAAACCAAACGCCGTTAGTTGCTGCCTGGTCTTGTGTTGTAACTATTGCCGCAGGTAGACGAGTAAACGAACTTGGGTAGCCAGAACTATCGCGTTCGGTAACATACCAGAAGCACCTTCCATAAAACAGTAAATCGTCCAGCGTAAAACTGAGTATAAAATTATTTGTTACGCCTTTGTCGATACGTGATAACCAGCTGCGCGGCGCTTCGGGTACTAATTCCATTTCTTCGCCGTTCCACATTTCTTTATACATTTTCAACGGCAAGCAACCAATAACAGAAGCCATAAGGTCTCTACTGCGACTTATCGTCGGTACCTGCATAAAACGTTGACGTAAAACGCCGTCCGAATACGCATAGAAGTTACCAATTTGTGAAGCACCAGCATTACTACCAGTTCGATTAGACGCAGCACCAGCAGCGGCCTTAACTGTTTTTGCTGGTTCAGCTTTGCGGGTAAATAATGCCATTGGTTTAGTATGCCACACTTTATAAAAGTTTTGGTGGTAGGTAGCCGCCGCAGTTACCCTACGAGAAAGTTAAGAAACTCGACGGCTACCCGCGTTACACATTAGCCGAAACACAAACTAAATAGCGTTACGGTTACTAACAATTAACGGTTTACCTATCGTGGCTGGTTTGCTGACCATAGCAACCGCAAACACTAAACAGCGGGCTAACTCGATAGGGCCTGGACTACGCAAACTAGACAAAGTTATAGCGCCTTGATTTTTGACTGCTACGGCCCGTTCTACGTGCTGGGCTAAAAGTGCGCTGCCGTCGTGCCGTATTTTGCCTTCTAAAATTGCTGCCCTAGCGCCTACCGTCCAGCGTTGTAATTCTCGATTACCGACAATAGAAGCGCGTCGTTCAAATTTTGTAGGTAAAGACATTTCGAAAGCTGGCGTAATGAGTAGCCGCGTCGTTTGGTCTTGGCAAGCGTTTTCTACAGCCTGCCAACATTCGACCAAAGTATCTTTAATAAATTCGACGGCTAACTGTATTTGGCCTTTACTGTTTAGCGCAGCCCTAACGCCTACATAGCGGGCTTCGTCTTGGCTTTGTTCTATAGCTAAAACGCCGCC